CGGGGAATGGAATGTATTCTATATCTCCACCATATTTTTTTATGCAGCATTCCGCTACGTGCTGGAAACTTACTGGGGCACTAGTTCCAAGGTCATAGATTCCTGAACCTTTTTTATTATCCAGGACAACTTTAACAATGTCATCAACACAAATAAAGTCCCTTAGGAAGTCTTGAGAACCTTCAAATAATTTTAGTTTTCCAGTCTCTTCTATTTCTTTAGCAAATTTACTTACTGGACTTGCTTGGTTTCCTTTATCATTCTCACCATCACCATAGACATTGAAGTAACGGAATCCTTGAATTAATGGAAATCTATCCATATTATCTTGAACCCAATAATCTGTTGTTACTTTGGATAATGCGTAGTAATTGAGTGGGTTGATAATTCCTTGTTCATTACCATAAACAGAAGCAGATGAAGCATACTTAACTGGAATTTCATGTTTTGCTGCTTGCTCAAACAACCACTCACTAAATTCAATATTGAATGTAAATATTTGCTTTAAGTTTGTATTTGTAGTAGAGGACATGGCACCTTGGTGGATAATGCATTCTACTTCTTTCCACCTATAGAAATTTTTTCTCCAATGCCAACTATTGTTCTTCTCTACTTCTATTACTTCTTTACCTTTTTTCTTTAGGGCGGCAAGAAATTTCTTTCCAATGAATCCCTTAGAACCAGTTAATATAATCATATAAATACTAAAAATAGCTGTATATTGGGGTATAAAATGGCCTTTGGCTTACTACAATCAATTATACCAGAAGTTGATAAGAACACAACCTTATATGGTGCTCCAAGTCAGACATTGGCGCAAGGAAAGATTTCAATTTCTAGTAAAAATTATAATCCAGTACGAGTACGTGTTTGCTTATCAACCACATCTGCGTATGATGATGTTGAGTATTTAGAATATGATAGGTATATCAATTATGGTGAAACCTATGAGACTGGAATTATTAGTGTTGGAAACGGCCAACGAATTGTAGTACGAGCTGACCATACAAAAGTAAATTTTGTATTTACTGGAGAAGAATTTAATGAAGGTTCTGGAATACTCAATGGAAATTATTCTGGATTATTGGGTAATGTAATATCTACTAATTCTGATGATAAGTTACTATACTCTGTTCCTACTGGATTAAAGGCCAATACAGCAACATTAAACATCGTTAATTTAAAATCATTCCCAGCAAAAGCAAGGATTGGTTTATTAAAATCCGTAGATGCAATTACAGATTTTAGTTCTGAGGATTATATTGAATATGATGTAGAAATTGGACCAAATGATACTTATGTAAGGTCTGACTTAAAATTAGATGAATCACAAAAAATTGTTGTATCATCATCTAATGATTCTAGGCTACAGTTTTTAGTTCATGGAAGACTTAGATCTACTCTTTCAGGAGGACAAGATGACTTTGATGTAGATGGAAGATTATATGTTGCTGGTCCTGCAGGTATTGGAACTGTCCCAAGAGCAAAACTGGATGTAATTGGTGGTGCTCTTATTTCTGGTCAGGCAAAAGTTGGTCTAGGAATGACCATCGGTAATGAACTATTTGTTGGTCAAAACTTATCAGTTGGTGGGACAATTACTGGAACATTTGACCCAACAGATATAAGCAATGCAATTTTCACACAAGGTTCATTACCTGCTGTTGATGGTTCTGCACTGACTGGAGTTACCGCACAGGGTACTGGTGTTGTAATTCAAGATGACACAGTGCCTCAAGGTACTGCCACTACTTTAAACTTTAATGGTGGTATTGCAGCAGTAACTAATGGTAGTACTGCTACTGTTAGTTTGGCAAATCAAGTTAATGTTCTTCAAACATTGACTGTTAATAGTAATAAATTTATTGTGGAAGGTGCAACTGGAAATACTACAGTTGCTGGAAATGTCAATGTTCAATCAAATCTCACAGTTTCTGGTCATATTGATGTACTAAATAGTCATATCGTGAATGTTGGGTATCCAACATCAGATCATCATGCGGTGTCAAGGTCATATGTTGACTCTAAAACAACTGCAATGTCAATAGCCCTCTCATAAACTTATCATTCTTTGTATAGGAGAATCAATACATGGCAAAAAAGCAAATTAAGAACTATGTGTTCCTTCCTGGCGCCGCAGGAGTAGGTAAAATAAAAGTTCTAGACAAGATTGACCAAGAGTCAATTTTGCTAATTACGAATACGACAGATAATACAACCCTTTATAACTTTGGTGATGGTTCCAAAAAAATCACCACAACATTCCAAAGAGTACAGGATAACGAGGATCCACATTTCCCATATGCTACCTCCACTTCGGAAGGTATTACGCATATTATATTCCAATTTGATACATCAACACAAAGTTCTACTGACAACCTACAAATTTTTGTAGAAGCAGAAGAAGCAGTTTTTAGACCATATAAGTTTGGTACTGATGCTATTGAGAGGATGCGTATTGCAGCACCTCAATCAATGATTGATGCTGACTTTGAATATGGTCTACAACCAACTAAGTGGCAGACTATTGATATTCAAAGAGGGTATCCATCAATCTTTGAAATACCTGGTTCTGAAACCACAATTGACACAATCACAACTGATGCATCATCAGCAACTAGTGGTATTGGTGACTCATTGATTACAGTAACCACTGTTGTTAATCATGATATGGAAGTTGGTCAACCAATCAGAATTTCTGGTACAGATGATGATGTAACTGGAAGTTCCAGAGCAAACGGTTCCTTCATCATTAGTGATGTTCCTTATGCAAATCAATTTACCTATTATGCAAAGGGTAGGGTTGGTACTACCAATGGTGAAAGTATTAAATCATCATACACCAGCCTAAAGAAAGGTGGATTCTACACTGGTGCAGAAATTGGAACTCCAACCTTTACTGTAGAATCTCAAGGTTCTAGTGGAACAGTATATTCATTCTTCAATCTTCCTGCTGGTTCAAATAGAGTTGCTTATGGTGGAACTGGTGGTGCAGTAGTTGGTTCACCTCTTTCAGGAACAGGAATTGCTAATGGTACTCAGGTAACAGGTTTAACAGGAGTAACAACAACAAAAACCGTTAATACAGATGTATTTTCTGGTCAAAACTCTATTATTCTTGATGATACTGCGACTGTCGCAGTTGGTGCTGCATTAAGTACCAATGTTTCTGGTGTAGCAACTGCACTATTTGTTACTAATATCGTAAACAATACTCTAAGTTTAAGTGGACCTCTGCAAGAGTCATATCTTGGTGGTTCTTCTGATCTAGGTCAAAAGGAAGTACAATCATTACATTCCAATGGAAGTGGTGCATTATTTGATGTAACTAGAAGAAATGGACATTATGCTGTTGCTTTAACTAATATTTCAAAATCCATAACTGGTACTTCTGGCACTACAATTATTGGTGTTAATAATATAACAAATCTACTTGTTGGAATGACGGTATCTGGTTCCAGTATTGGTGCTGGAACAACCATTGTTGGATTGGGAACAAATACTGTTGAGATATCCCAAGGAACTTCTGGTGCGGTTAGCACTGCAAACTTCAGTAATCCAGGTGTAGGATACACAACTAATGACAGAATTCGTCTCCGTGGTAATTTCTTAGGTGGTGGATTAAATAATGATTGTATCGTAAGAGTTGTTGAAACTGGTGCTGGTGGAAGTATATCATCGATTTCTTCTTCTAAGGTTGTTACTCCAGTTAGCACTGCAAAGATTAGTACAGCACAAGCAAAAACTGGTGGTTCATCACTGCTTCTGAATGGAACTTCTGATGGTATTACTATCACTGATGCAATTACTGATGTAAATTATTCTGAACTATACATTGGTGATAATGATTTCTCAATAGATTTTTGGATTTATAGAAATCGTATTAGTGTTGCAGAAGTTTTGGTTGATGCTCGTACCACTGCCTCCACTGATGTAAGACCACATATTATCATTAATGCTAACAACAATGTAGTTTATGGTGTAGGTGGTAATACAAGAATTACTGGTACAACACAAATATTAGCATCCACATGGACACATATTGCTGTTTCTAGAAATTCGGGAACTACAAGACTATTTGTTAATGGTGTCGAAGATGGTACAGACACAACCAATGATACATTTGCTACAGCAGCATCATATGTGGTAACTGTTGGTAAACTTGGATATGGAGCTTCTGGATATGCTTCTGCATATATTGATAACTTTAGAATGACATATTCTTATGGAAGATTCGCATCAGCATTTGATGCATCTGCTTTAGCTATTTCTAATGATGTCTATAATTCAGTATTGTGTAACTTTAGAGGTCTTAATAATGCAACTACTTTCCAAGATGATTCAAAGGGACGAGCAATTTTAAGTAGTGCTATTTACACCAATGTTCAAGGTTTATCTTCACAAAATGGTAGTGGAGCAACATACACAATCACAAGAAGTGGTGGTGGTTCTTCTACCTATAGTGTAACTCAGACTTCTGGTGGTTCTGGATATGTTGCTACCGAAACAATTACTGTTGATGGTTCTGTTCTCGGTGGTGTAAGTACTGTAAACGACCTAACGATAACTGTTAATACTGTTGATGCAAATGGAACAGTTCTAACTTCATCTGCTAATGGTACTGCATCTGATGGTTATTTGACTTCCATTTCAATGGGAGATTTTAATAATAAGGCATCTAATAGTGGTACTGGACTTGAAGTTAGTGTATCTAGAGGAAATGGTGTATATGGTGTAACTGTGGACACTGCTGGTAATGGATATTATCCAGAGTACCAGGAGTTTATTCCTGGAAATCAACTTGGTGGTCAAACTCCTGCAAACGATCTAACACTTACAACTAATAATCTAAGTACTTCTGCATTTGGTGCTGTAAATAGTGTATCTGTTTCTGGCACACCAATTGCTGCAGATTCCATTACATTCTATCCAAGTTTAACATTAAGTGAACCTACTACAGCAACCCTTGCTGATGATACTGCAATAACTTTCTCATCTATTGCTTCTATTGGATGCACATTTGCATCTAATCATGGTCTAACACCTGGAAGTCCAGTTTTTGTTACAGTTGGTTCTAGTGGTCAAAATCATGATTTGGTTGGTGGACCTAGAATTATTGAAAGTATTCCAGAACTCGATAAGATTGTATTTAAAGCAAGGTCTGCTGGACAAGTTGGTGCTGCAATTACTGGAGAGATTTATACAAGACCAGACTGCTTCTATATCCACAGACCATTTGATGGTGGTGTTCTCCTAGGAACTGGAAGTCCAACGCATGGTGTTACTGCTGTTCGTCAATCTAAGAAGTATCTTCGTTATCAGTCAGGTAAAGGTATCATGTTTACCACTGGTACTTTGATGGCACCAAGTTATGACTTAAGGTCTGGAACTTCAAATGGAACTGCAGTTGGTAGTATTGTAACATTTATTACTGATGATGTTGAGCATGGTCTACAAGCAGGTGCAGAAATTATAATTAAAGGTTTCTCAACTTCTGGATATAATGGTCACTATGAAGTCCAAACAATTGTTGATGAGTATACATTTACAGTTCTTGCAAATGAAACACTTGGAGCAACCAATGCTCTACTAGCTGACCAACCTCAAGTATCATTGTATCAGTGGAAAGGTTCAACTGTTCGTGCTGGTGCATTTGATGACCAAAATGGAATTTACTGGCAATATGATGGAATCAATCTTTCCATTGGTCTAAGATCATCTACATATCAAATTGCAGGAACTATTGCAGTTAATACAGATTCAAATACTGTTACTGGAACAAATACTCGTTTTAGAGAGCAGTTAATTGCTGGTAATAAAATTGTTATTCGTGGTATGACACATACTGTTACCCACATTGCTAGCAATACAGAATTGACAGTAACTCCAGACTTCAGAGGTGTAAATAACGTATCTGGTGTCAAAGCAGCACTAATCAAAGATATATTGATTCCACAGAGTCAGTGGAACTTGGATAGAGGTGATGGTACTGGTCCTTCTGGATATAAGATTGAAGTCAATAAGATGCAGATGTATGGTTTCCAGTATTCCTGGTATGGTGCTGGTTTCATCGACTGGATGCTTCGTGGACCAAATGGTGACTATCTATATGTACATAGACTCAAGAATAACAACAGAAACACGGAAGCATTTATGCGTTCTGGTAACCTACCTGTACGTTATGAGGTTATTAATGAAGGTGCTAAGACAAAACTAACTGCACCAGTTGGAACTGGTTCAACAACATTAAGTATTGATGACGTAAGACTGTTACCAACAGCAGGTTCATTGTATATTGATAACGAAATTATTAATTACACTGGTGTAACTACAGCAACTAATACTCTAACAGGTATTACAAGAGAAGGAACATACAGTAATTATTATTCTGGTTCTACCAGAACATATTCTGCAGGTATTGCAACCGATCACAGTAGTGGAACAGGTGCAATTCTTCTTTCCAACACTGCAACTCCAATTATCAGTCACTGGGGTTCTGCTTACTTGACTGATGGTCTATTTGATACAGATAGAGGTTACATCTTCAACTATCAGGCAACTGGTTTTGATATCTCAACCGTTAAGCAGACTGCGTTCTTAATCCGTCTATCACCTAGTGTTTCTAATGCAATTCTTGGTGACCTTGGTGAGAGAGAACTAATTAACCGAGCACAGTTACTACTTAAAGGTCTTGAGTTTACTGCAACTGGTGGTACGGCTACTCAAGGTGTTGTCATCGAGGGTGTTCTAAACCCACAAAACTATCCAACAAATCCAGATGACGTTGAATGGTTCCCACTAAACAACGTTTCTGTTGGTGGACAACCATCATTCGCACAGATTGCGGATGGTACTCGGGTTACATGGCCTGGTGCAACAACTACTTACCAATATACCAACTCACTTGATAGACCCTATAAGACTACGTGGGTTCCATTCCTTGCCTCAGAAGCAGCAAACTTAAGAGTTGGTATGCAAGTATCTGCTTCTGGACTAAAAGGTGGTACTACAATTAGAAAAATTGAAAGTTATACTTTCCAGAGTGGTGGTCAAACACATAGGTGGGTCGTACTCACTAACCGTGTCAATGCTGGTACTGCTGGTAGTACTCAATTTACCTTCACTACTGTTGATAATCGTGCAATCCCAGGTGAAACTATCTTCTCGTTCATCGGAAGTGGTGGTGGAGGAAATGCTACCTCTTTAGATTTGTCTGACCTTAAGGAATTAAACAATACCCCAATCGGTGGTAGAGGTGCATTCCCCAACGGACCTGATGTTCTTGCAATTAACGTTTATACTACGGATGGTAGTGACTTTACTGGTAACCTCGTTCTTAGATGGTCTGAGGCACAGGCATAAATATAATTACGGGTAAGTAGGTAGTAAATGGCATCACCCAATTCTAGAGCAAGTTTAATCGAATATTGTCTCAGGAAACTGGGTAAACCAGTTCTTGAGATTAATGTCGATGATGACCAAATCGGTGATTTGGTAGATGATGCCTTACAATATTTTAATGAAAGGCATTATGATGGTGCTGTTCGTACTTACTTAAAGCATCAATTAACTGCAGATAATAAAGCAGCAATTCTTTCAAAATCAACTGAACAAAAAACAAATACTGCTACTGTTGGTATTGCAACTGTTTCTGGAACAACAGATTTTGAAGAAGGAAATAATTTCTTGGAATTACCAGATAGTATTATTGGAGTCAACAATGTTTTCAAAGTTGACTCTAGTACAATATCATCTGGTCTTTTTAATATTAAATATCAGATATTTTTAAACGACTTATATTACTATGGTGCTCTAGACCTAATGAACTATGCGATGGTCAAGACTCACCTGGAAGATATTAGTAGATTACTAACACCTGATGTTCAGTTAAGATTCAACAAGAAACAACATAGACTATATCTTGATATTGACTGGAAACAAGTAGATGAAGACCAGTACATTGTTTTAGATTGTATTAGAATAGTCAATCCAAATGATTTTACAGCAGTTTATAATGACTGGTGGGTCAAGAGGTACACTACTGCACTAATTAAAAGACAGTGGGGGCAAAACCTTATTAAGTTTAATGGGGTGCAACTTCCTGGTGGCATCAGTCTTAATGGTAGAGAAATCTATGAAGATGCTATTCGAGAAATTGATAAGTTAGAGGAAGAACTCCATAATGATTATGAATTACCTCCAATGGATATGATTGGTTGATATGGCACCTTTAAACTCTTATTTCTTACAAGGTTCTCCTAGTGAGCAAAGACTTGTACAGGATTTAATTAACGAACAACTAAGCATTTATGGGCAAGATGTTGTATACATGCCCAGAAAAATCATCAATGAAGAGAAAGTAATCAAGGAAATTACTGTCTCTAAATTTGATGATAGTTTTCGTATTGAGGCATATATCTCAACGTTTGATGGTTATGGTGGACAAGGTGATATCCTTAGTAAGTTTGGTGTAAGAAGCACAGATGAGATTACTTTCGTAATCTCGAAAGAACGTTATGCAGACTTCATTACCCCAAAGATTAGTTTATTTAAGGACCAAGTAAAAACTGCAGAAAGACCACAAGAAGGTGATTTAATCTATCTTCCATTAGACAATAGTCTCTTTGAGATTAAGTATGTTGAGATGAAGGCACCCTTCTATCAACTCAATAATCTTTATGTCTATGAACTCCGTTGTGAGCTCTTTGAATATGAGGATGAAATTATTGATACTGATATTGCAGAAGTTGATGAGTCTGTACAAGACTTTGGTTACATACAGACTTTGGTTATGCATAACAGCACTACCTTTATTCAAGCTAGAGCAAGCTCAATTGACTTACATGCATCATTAGTAGGTACTCGTCCAGGTTTACCTAAGTATGGTGTTGTTTATATTGATATTATTAATGGTGGTTCTGGATATCTTACTCCACCAGAAGTTAGGTTTAAGAAACCTGGTGGTTTTGGAATATTACCAACGGTAGAGGCAATCCTCGATAGGGGGTCCATATCTAAGGTATTAATTAGTCACCCTGGCATGGGTTATACCTTTGCTCCAGAAATTACATTCCACGGTGGTGGAGGAGTAGGTGCTGCTGCTACAGCAGTTATTGCTAAGGGAATTCCTTTAGTTGGACTTACAACAGGTGGTGTTGGATACTCTACTGCACCTAATGTATACATTAATAATCCAGTAAATCCAAATAGTCCTAATGGTTTCGACCCAATCTTCAATCCTAAGTATATTACTAGACTAAATTCTGTAGGTAATGTTGTCTCAATACTTGCAGAACAGGTTGGTGGCAAGTATGACGAGTTTGCATCTGGTGCGGGATTACCACCATCAGCTGCTATAGATCCACAATCCCCAACTTTCATTAATCGTCAGGGAGCAACAGCAACTGCGACAGTTGGTGCTGGTGGGTCTGTCACGGCAATTAGCATAACAAACGGTGGTGCAGGATATAACTCTGCACCAGTGGTAAGTATTTCCACGGCACCAGATACAACTACAACCAGTATAGAAACAATATTACTTGAGGATGTTGGATTAGGTTATACTGTCGGTACATATACATTAAGACCTTTCCCAGGACAGAACCCAACTCCTGTGGGAGCAAATGGTATTGTTAGTATAGATTCAGTTGGTGTTGGTGGAAGTATCACAGGAATATCAGTTTCTGCTGGAGGAACTAATTTTGCTGTAGGGGAAAGATATATATTTGGTGGTAATGTGGGTGCATCAACAATTACCAGTTCTTTACTTGGAGCAGCATCACTTACCGCATCAACTGAACCAACAGAATACCAAGATAATGATGATGATTGGTGGGAACTCGATCTCCCATGGAATATCATATATGCTGGCAGTGAATATGCGAAAGTTTTTGTTAGTACAAATAACTTCCTGACCTTTATTGAAGGAAGTGACGAGTATGATCACGAGTACCCCGATACTCCAGAACTTCCTAAGATTCGTATTCGAGCTGATGATAACTCAGTACAAAGAATATACTATGGTACAGAAGGAACTGCACCAAATAGAACATTCAGAATCCGTTCAGAGGGAACTAATGATACTGAGGGTATACTAGGTGATCCAAACATGGTATATGAAGCTATTTTCTATGAAGCAACTCCAAATCAGATTGATATTCAAAATGGAGAATTGGCAAGAAACGACCAATCAGATTATCCTGGAGTAAGTGGTGCGTTTTCAGATGATGCTCTTCTTGTGACTGGAAATCTCGGAACCCCATTTAGTGGAACTCGGTTAACAAGTAGTGCTCTGCCTGGTAACGGAGCACGTATAAATGTTACTGGTCTAGCAACAGATATAGGAGTAACTGCAACAGCAACCGCAGTAGTTGGATCTGGTGGTACTATTGGTGCGATTACAATAACAAACCCAGGAGCTGGATATACTGTTATACCAACAGTGGATATTGCTCTTCCAATCATACCTAATAGTGCTAATTTCAGAGAAGCAACAGCAACTTCAACAATAGGTACTTCTGGAACTGTCACATCACTAACTATAACAGATAATGGTTTGGGATACGGTTCAGCACCAGTTGTAAGTATTTCCACAGCACCTTATAGAGATGATTCCATTCAGCACTTTAGATTGAATAGTTCTGGTATCCGAACAGGTGATGTATATACACAAGGACCAGGTGGAAACAGCAGTGGTGTTGGTGGATTCTCAGGAAGTCATGGTTCCAATTATGACGTTGGTGATATACTCAGAATGGATCCTCCTTCCCACATGACTGGTTCGGGTGCAATAATCCGTGTTGATTCTGTTCAATCTGAAGGTAGTGTTACTGGATTTACCATGCTCTATGGTGGTTCTAACTATCAAACAGTACAGAATTTCTCAATGGATTTATATGATGCAACATATGTTACTGCAGCAGGACTTGGAACTGGCACACAGCTTAGATTGGTAGTAGATACAGTTGAAACAGTTCAAGGAGTAAATGCAACAGCAACCGCAGTTTTAGGTGTTGGTGGTAGTGTCACTGGTTTAACAATAACAAATCCTGGTCTTGGATATAGCAATGCACCAACAGTTACTATGAGTCCAGCAACAGCTCCTGGTTCCAATACAATTGGAATAACAACAGGGCACTTCAAATTCAATGAGACTGTCACTGGTCAAACTAGTGGAGTTACTGGAGTTGTTAAATCTTGGGACCATGATACCAGAACACTAAAAGTTTCTATCGTCAGTGGTACTTTCCAGAAAGGAGAAAAAATCGTTGGTAATGAGAGTTCTGCATCTCACAAGATTAATTCAATTTTCTCAGATGACATCTATGATGATTTCGCAGAGAATGATGTTATAGAGACTGAAGCAGACAAGATTCTTGACTTCACTGAAAAGAACCCATTTGGAGAGCTCTAAATACTTTTATCATAATATATTGACATGTTTGGTTCCTATCACTATCACGAAATTATAAAGAGGACAATCGTTGCTTTTGGCACATTGTTCAACAATCTTTATATCAAACACCAGGATGGCACTGGTGCTGATAATAGTGTCATAAAGGTTCCTATTTCATATGGTCCTGTTCAGAAGTTTCTTGCCAGATTAGATGAGAAACCAGATCTGAGAAGAAGAGTTGCAATTACTCTTCCTCGGATGTCATTTGAGATGACAGATATTGTTTATGATGCTTCCAGAAAAGTATCTTCCGTTCAGAAGTTTCAAGCAAATAGAGAAGGAGTTGGACCAATTCAGGTTTATATGCCTGCACCATACAATCTTAGTATTGAACTGAGTATTATAACTAAGTATCAAGATGACATGCTCCAAATTTTGGAGCAGATTTTACCATACTTCCAACCACAGTTTAATCTAACAGTTGACTTGGTAAATTCTATTGGTGAAAAGAGAGATATTCCAATCACCCTAGAAGGAATTAGTATGCAAGATGACTATGAGGGTGACTATACAACTAGAAGAAGTTTAGTATATACTCTTAGATTTACTGCTAAGACATCAATCTTTGGTAAGATTGACGATAAGGAAGGACCAATCATCAAGAAAGTTACCGTTGATTATTATGGTGATACTGACAGACAAGAAGCTTCCAGACAGTTGAGATATCAGGTAACACCAAGAGCAATTAAAGATTATAACAATGATAATACTACGACTCTTGAAGCAGACATCAGTGAAACACAAAGAACATTTGATGTATCTAATGCATCTCAGTTTGTAGTAGATTCATATATTATGATTAATGAAGAGTCAATGCTGATTACCAAGATTGCAGGTAATACATTGACGGTTACAAGAGGTATGGATAAGACAATCAATGCCAAGCATCAAGTTGGTGATCAAATCAATATGATTAATGCTGCTGACGATGCACTCATTAACTATGATGATGAGTTTGGTTTCAATGAAGACCTCTTCGACTTTGGAGATGGACGACTGTATAGTCCCAGAAAGGATACTGACGTATGAAGAATGATTTTGATGCGATAAACGATTCACTGGATATAGAAGCAACTCCTACTGAGATTGTTTCTACTCCCGATACTTCTCTTAGAAAAACTCCTAAAAAGGGAGAAAAAGAAGAGACTGACTATGATTATGATTATACTAGAGGGCAACTCTATAGTCTAATAGAAAAAGGACAAGAAGCAGTTGATGGAATCTTAGATATTGCTCAGCAGTCTGACTCTCCAAGAGCATATGAAGTTGCTGGTCAACTTATTAAAAACGTTGCTGATACAACAGATAAGTTACTAGACCTTCAAGCAAAACTTAAAAAGTTAAAAGAAGAAGAAGCAGGTCCAAAGAATGTTACCAACAACAATACTATGTTTGTTGGTTCAACAGCAGAACTACAAAAACTGCTGAAGAAAGGTTTACCAAAAGAATAAATAGTTAAAAATTGTATCTTCCAATGAAATCTTTTGCGGAATTTATTGATGAATCGAAAAGTGGTGACAGTTCTTTGCGTGACTGGTTTAGCAAGAGTTCTTC